TCCACTCTACCTTATCAAAAGTATAAAAATCTTTTTCTAAAGGATAAGGCGGAACATAAGGTGCACTGACAGTCTTGTTGACTGTTGGTGCTTTTTCTATGTTGAATAAATTATTAAAAAATCCCATTTTCTCACCCCCTTAGTTTTGGTTGGGTTGCAAGATTTTTATTAAGTTCACGAACCGTGTACTTAATTTGTAAAAAAAAGTTCCTCAATTGTAGTATTGAGAAATCTCGCTATTCTCAACTTAACCTCATCACGAGGAATTCTCTGACCTGTTTCATACATTGATAATGCGGATAAGCTGATTTTTACTGCATTTGCAAAATCTTCTCTTGAGATATTCTTGCTTTCTCTCAAGGTCTTGATTTTCTTGCCTATTACAGAAGCGTTCATTTTTAATCACCTCCTTGTTAAGTTCACATATCGTGTACCATTATGTTATCACAAGAATTTATGTTTGTCAACACATTTTGTGAAAAATTTTTCTTGATTTATTTCACAGTTCGTGTTATTATGTAGTAAAGAAAATTTCACAAGGAGTGATTTTATGTTCTCCGATGTACTCAGACAATTAAGGTTAAATGCAAGCCTAAATCAAGAAGAACTCGCTAAGAAATTAGGTTGTTCTAAAAGTGCTATCAGTATGTATGAAAATGGCACAAGGGAACCTAACCTCGAAACATTAGAGGCTATTGCCGACTATTTTAATGTTGATATGAACACACTTACTGATTCAAAAACTTCTGCTGAACTTAATTCAGAACTTCAGGAATACCTTGAAGAACTCAAAAACAGAAGTGAAATGCGTATGCTGTTCAGCCTTGCAAAAGGTGCTACAAAAGAAGATGTTGAAAAAGCTGTTCGTATCATTGAGGCATTGCAAAAGGATGAATGATTATTGGGCGATATTTATATTAGAGGAATCGAACTGCCGCTGACTGTAAAAGGTGTTACTGTTGTGGATTCAGACGGTAATTTCAATGTTTACATAAATATTTTATTAAGCCATGCTGTTCAGCAAAAAGCAACAAAACACGAATTGAAACATATTAAATCAGAACATTTTTATGATTATGAGCCTGTTGTTTATAACGAACTTGAGGCTAATGCAATTTAGATAAGCAAAAATCTCAACGCAAAACAATACTTTAATCAAGCAATTTATTAGAAGATAATGAAAAAATTTGCTTGATTTATCAATTTTTTCAAAAAAAATATCTTAAAAATCTTGAAATTATTACTTATAAGTAATATTATACTCATAAGGGGCATAACTATGGATGAGGTGTATTTAAAAAAACAAGTGAATGACAGATACAGCAACATCAGATTTTCTGATGATTGCATTTCTGATATTACTGAAATAATTAACGAATCAGGAAATGAGTTATCCTTTTTAAAGAAATTTTGGCGTACTCTTAACATATTAGATGAATACAAGGATATGGCACCAATAAAGATGTCAAAACTTTTTGAAAGTCTGAAAGGACACAGCAACTTATACTCCATGAAAATAAAATTAAAATTGAATATAAGAATATTATATTCAATAGACAAAAACGGAACAATACTGTTGTATGGCTTTTATGAAAAAGGAGGAAAACGAATAACGGATTACAACAACGCAATACCAATAGCATTGGAACGATATAAGGAGAGTAAAAAATGAAAAACACAAAAACTATGACTGATTTTATTCAAACCTTTGCCGGCAGTTTATCTAAAGCTCAGATTAAGGCTTCTTACATTATTTCTGACATATCATCAAAAATTACAATTGAAAGATGTAACAGAGATATGACACAGAAAGAATTTGCTAAGTTTATGGGCGTTACACAAGGAATGGTTTCAAAATGGGAAAGCGGTGAATATAATTTTACCGTTGAAAGCATTTGCAACATATTAGAAAAGCTGGATTTGGACTGTAATTTTGAAATTTTTAAAGACAATATAATGGACAATATTCAAGATATTAGTTTTGAATTAGATAAGTCAGATGATTCAAAGTTATCAAAAATTGACTTAAAAAATCCTCAAAATTTATTTCTTTTAGAAATGGCAGGTTAATAATTATGGATATAAGAGATTCATTAGCTACATTACAATTATTAAATACAAGGGTGCCTGAATTAACCATAGAAAATGACTTTGTAACTCTTCCGTCAAAAGAAGAAACAGAAACATCCTTGGAATTAGGAGATGTCGGACACGCTATTGAAAAGCGTGACGACGCCTATGTCGGTGTTTTACAACTTAGGATCCATTCAATAACAAAAAGCAAAAAATCAAATAAGAAGATAGAATTTTCAATTGTTGTCGAAGGTATCTTCAAATTCGACGGTGACAACAAAGAAATGTTTGAACAGATGTTGTTTCTTAACGGTAATTCATCTCTGTATTCAATAGCTCGTTCCCATATAATAAATATGACATCTTTATCTTTTGCGTCAGGTCAGATTATATTACCTATGCTTAATTTTGTAAAAATAGCCGAACAGCTCAAACAAGGTGAGGCAAAAGTTTCTGAATAAACTATAAAATAAAAAATCCGCCCTGCTCGACTGGTCCTCGAACAGAGCGGAATCATCCACACAGGGTGCAGATGACGCAATTAAACGCAAAATAATTGTATCACAATCCCTTGTGTTTTTCAAGTAATTTAAAGCACAAGGGATTTTTGCACCCTTTTTTTAGCAAAAGGAGTGTATAAAATGAAACTGCCTAACGGCTACGGCTCTGTTTATAAGCTGAGCGGAAACAGGCGCAATCCGTGGGTTGCCTGCGTGACAATAGGATACAACAAAGAAACACGCAATCAGGAACGCAGAGTTATAGGCTACTTTCCCAACAAGCCGAAAGCTCTGAACGCTCTTGCTGAGTACAATCAAAACCCGTTTGATGTTGATTCGGCAAGACGCACTTTTTCAGAAATTTATGAACTTTGGTACAAGGAGTTCATCACCGAAGACACAAATCCAAACACCAAAAGACAGTATAATGCGGCATACAAACAATGCTCAATGTTATACAATCGCAAGATGTCCGATATAAAAATCATTGATATGCAACGAGTTCTCGATAACTGCCACAACGGTTATCAATCGGTTAGGCGAATTAAAATTCTGTTGAACAAAATCTACGAATACTGCATATTTCACGATATGCTCCATAACAATCTTGCAGAAAAATTGAAAATCAATGCAAAGTCAGATGAAACAAAACGAGCACGCAGGGAGTTTTCGGAAAGCGAAATAAATCTTTTGTGGGAATATTCAAATCTTGATTCGGTAAAAATAGTGCTTATGCTGATTTATTCGGGAGTGCGTGTGTCCGAATTGCTCGACCTAAAAATTTCAAATGTAAACCTTGACGAACAAACGTTCTTTGTTGAAAGTTCAAAGACCGATTCAGGTGTACGAACCGTGCCTATAGCAGACAAAGTACTGCCGTTTTGGCAGAAATTCATCAGCGATTCTCAATGTGGATATGTTCTGAATAACACCAATGGCAAGCCGCTGAAATACGATAACTTTAAACGCAACTACTGGACACCTCTGCAAAACGATTTAGGTTTAGACCACACCATACACGAAACAAGACACACCTGCATTTCAATGCTTGTATCGGCAAATGTGAACCACACAATCATCAAAAAAATAGTTGGTCACAAGTCGAAAATGGACTTGACCGAAAAGGTTTACACTCACATTAACCCAAAAGAATTAGTGAATGCAATCAACAAAATATAGTCTTATATTATCCTGAATTGTTCATAATTATGTTCCGTAGCTTACATATAGCTAACAAAATTCCCCATTCTCCCCATTCCTATCCCCCTTGCAAGTTACCTGCACCAACAGCCGTTTCTTATGTAGGGACGGCTGTTTTGTACCACATTTTCGGTCTGTTTTATGGTGATTTTCAAAATATTTAAATTAATTTTGAATAAAAAGCGAAAATCATGTTGACAAATCTGAAAATATGGTATATAATAATCAAGCTGTTGTTATTAAGCAACATTTCGAGGTGTAGCTCAGTTTGGTAGAGTGCTTGGTTTGGGACCAAGATGCCGCAGGTTCAAGTCCTGTCACCTCGACCATAGAAAAAACCGCATTAGAAAGCCAGTTTTTAGCTTTTTGGTGCGGTTATTTTTTATATCTTTTTAACGCTAAAATACACCGAAATACAGAAAAAAACAGGTAAAATGTTAGGCAAATGCAAGGCAGGAAAAGTCAGATATAATCGGTACTTTCAGGCTTTCAAAAAATGCGATATTATGCAAAATCATTAAATTTACAAATAACAAACTCCCCTCACCCACTTTTTACGGCGGATGAGGGGAATATTTTTTGCAATTATGTGTTCGGTTTAAAACTTATTTTATTTTTGCTGTGTAGTCAAGGGCAATCCAGCCTGCACCGCTTTTGAGTTTGCCCCATTTTTTAGCGCCTATGCCTGATTTTTCGGCTACGATTGTGTACGCTCCGCCTTTGGCGATTGAGCCACACACGGCATAGTTTGTGCCTGCGCCTTTGCGGATATTTACGCCGTTCGATGATGTAATCTTTACAAGGTACGGCTTAAAGGCTGATGTGCTCGGCTTTGTTGTGGTCGAGGTTGATGGCTTTGAGGTTGCCGATGATGAGCTTGCCGTCTTGTACTTATAGCCGAAGTATTTACACATACCCTTGCAGATTGCCTCAGCGATAGCGTTTGTGTTATTGCGAATCCAGTTCGAGCCTGTCACGGTGTCGTGAAACTCACACTCAACATACACGGTTAATGCTTTCGGTACATTGATTTCGTAAAGGTCTGTTTTATAGCTTACGGAATCGTCCTTACCGGGTGAAATTGCACCGAGTGAGTTCTTCACCGCCTCGGCGGCTTTTCTGCCGTTTGAATTAAGGCAAAACACTCTTGTACCGCCCGTATATTTGCCGTTGAATGCGTTAGTGTGAATTGGCATATGAATATCCGCACCGAACCTGTCAGATTCGGGACATCTTGTCTGCATAAGCGTTCCCGACTTTGCAACCATTACTTCAAAGCCACAGCGTTTGAGTGCCTTTGCGGTTGCGGCGGCAATTTTGTCGCACTGAGCCATTTCGTTAGTACCGCCCGTTGCATAGGTGTTTCTATTCTGATTTGACGGACTGAGATAGATTCTTTTTGTTGACATAATTATTATTCCTCACTTTCGTTTTTATTTTATGCACTCCCCACTTTTACTACATTTTTTAATATGGTATAATTCATAATAGAAGGGAGGTGAATCATATGGAGTTGATTTTAAAAGAAATTGAACGGGCATTAGACGCTAAACTATACTATTTAGCGTTGGAAGCTTCTCTAACATTGCCCGATATCTGTGCAGCATTACAATCCGATGATGGACGAGCAAGTAAAAGTAAATATATTGCTTGGTATGACACTTACGCAAAAGAACCGGGCAATCTATCTATTTCCGGCAAGGATTGTTACTATTTTCGTTGTTCATATGTGCATCAAGCACAAACCACACACGAAAATGCTACATATTCACGAATTATATTTTTAGCTCCAGCTTGTCATGGCATAATTATGCATAACAATGTTATAAATGGTGCCTTAAATATTGATGTTAAGCTTTTTTGCAATAATATTCTTAATGCAGTGCGCAAATGGCAGAAATCAATCAAAAATAATGAAAACTATAAAAGAAATTACAAAAATCTCATTAAACTTTACCCAGATGGACTTCCACCATATATAACCGGCATACCCGTAATTTCGTAACAATAATCTAATAAACATAGATAGTCCAGAAGAAATTTAATTTTCAACTGGGCTATCCTTTTATTTTAGTTAGTTTTCCGAAACTTCGGGCAGACCTGCAATGCTTGTCAGCACAGACAATACACCTGCCAAAAGGCTTGCAGAGCCTACCGCAACCCAGTTTACATCGGTCATCACGGCAGATACACCAATTGTTGCAACAGCAGTCTGAGCAACAGTCTTAATCGCTCTAACCGCCGTAGCTTTCGCCCAATTTTTTGTAAAAATCTTTTTCATTTTCAATCTTTCCTTTCGCTGATTTTTTCAAGGTCTTCAATTCTGTGATTTGCGACCTTAATTTCTTCGTCCACAACCGCATTGTGCTGTTCAATCGCATATGTACGCTCGATGAGGTTGTTATGCTTGTCAACCTTTTTTTCGAGCTGTTCAATGCGATAATTCGACATTCGACTGTTAATCACAATACCACCAAGAGTACCCACCGCAGAACCTGCAAGCGTGATTAAAGCGATAATAATTTCAGTTGCCACTTATTACACCTCGCTTTCTGTCGGCTCATCAACGGTTGGATTATCACCCCATACAGCCATGACAGCATTGTAGTATTCGTCCGACAGTACCGTTTTGAGCTGTTCTCTGCCCGATTTGCTGTTCATGTATGCGTTGCGGATGTTTCCGCCGACCTGCATTTCTTCACCGTTAAAGGTCAAAAACTGCTGTCTGAGTACCGACACGCTGTCCTTTGTGAGCATATCAAGTGTGATTTTTTCTTTAAGTTCCATAATTTTTACCTCCGTTATTTAATTTTGTACAAGCAAATCACATTAATTTGCTCGCCGTCTGCGAATGTATATGCGGTCTTATCCTGAGTTGAAAACTGTAGCCAAGTGTTATTTTTCGGAATAGCAAATTTAAAGAGCTTGCCAAGGTTTGAAATACCGACACAAAAAACATTGTCCTCGGAAATACATTTGTACGGCAAATCAATCAGCGGACACATGCTATTGCCGGCAAGAGATACTGCGTTCATTTTGACGGTTGCACTGACGATTACGATGTCACCAATCGTCTTATATGTACAGTTTGCACTTTTGATTTTATCCACAACGGTTGAATAAGGTGTAAGTGTTGATGTTCCGCTTTCAATATTTGACGAATCGTATTTAGTTGCCAAGGCGGTTTTATCGGCTTTAACAAGCAGAGCGCTGTAAACCGTACCGCTTGTGAGATAACACGGGCTGTTATTTTTGGGCTCGCTGTCGAACGGCATTGAATCGAGCTTTCGGGCAAGTTTTTTATCTGTTCCTTCTCGTGTATATGCGTCGGAAATGCCGTACCCTGCGAGAGTATTGGCTTTATCAGCTTTTTTTGCAAGATTTGCGTCGGCCGTATCAAGCCTTGCTCCAAGCGAATTAGAACTGCCTCTTGCCGTGGCTATTTCGGATTCAAGTGCAATTGCTCCGTTTGTAGCCTGTTCAATTCCATCATCCATATGGTTGAGGTTGTCGGCAGTCAGCGGAGTTGCTGTTGAGGGAGTGTTTTCCCAGTTAATTCGTGTGTATTTGTTCAATTTTTTATTCTCCTTTCGCTGTGATTTTGTCTGTGAGTGCCTGTATGCCTGTAAGCTCTCTTGACAGCACATATGATGTCACGGTTGCGGTTTGCGGAGTGCCGTCAGCGTTATAGGCATAGTTGCCGTCAGCGTCGGTAACATAGTATTTGATTTGCACCATATCGCCCGGCTCAACCCACAATCTGCCGTCAAGGGTTGCCTCGATAGGCTTATAAATTTTATGGTGTATTCGCTTGCCCGTATCGCCTGAAAACAGATTTTCAAACTTGTGTATCCACGCACCGCCTGCATTATCGTTTTCCTGCCATACAAGAATGTTGTCTGTCATATCATAGGTTTTACCGCTTAAAAACTTGTAGCTACGCACCTTTGCGGTTCGTGTAGAACCTCCGATTGCAAAGTCAACAGTCCCGTATGTACCACTTGATTTTTCGTCAGCGTTGAATGCCTCGTAAAAGTCATATTTTTCTGCTTTTGTTGTATCGGTTTCAAGGTTGACAAAAACAATGTTACCGCCTTTTCGGTTATCGGGTTTAACAAAAGCAAACACACCGAGCATTTCCGCTGTATAATTAAGCAATTGACCGTAATTAACCTTTTCGGAATCATCAAGCCATACTTTGTTAAAAATTTTCATATTCTTAACAGTCAGATTCTCAACCTTGTTGATAACCTCGTTAAGTAAACGGTCGGATAAAAAATGGGCATCAGGTTGACCGCATAGGTTAATAAATTTTTCAGAAACCATTGCCAACAGTGCATAGACCGAAGTACTGTTAGAATTGTTATTCCAGAGCTTTTGCAGAGCGTTTGTACAGTCGGTTTCATAAAGCTGTGAAATCACATCATAGGCGGTTATGCTGATTTTGTTCTGATCCGTTTTATTGACCTCGGCTTTGTCAATCATACCGTTAAAAATGCACCACGACTTTGTTGTCACGGCTTCGCCCGGATAGAGTGTGTCACTCGGATATAATGAACTGCTCGGCAGTATCGGAGAGCCTGACGGAAAAGTTTGTGTCAGCTTAACTAAAATCCAACAACCGACAAGTTTTGAAACATCAAAAGTTCTGTCAACGGTGTTCAGCAATCCGATTTTAAATTCGGAAGCAATGCAACCGCCGAACTTCAACTTATTTTCGTCACAAATCGACTGTTTAAGGCCCATACTTTCGCTTTCAATGTTGGTTTCGGTGATGACATCAAACTTGCTGTCAGATGAAAAGATTTCGAGCTTGTTTGAAATCAGCTCGTTAATAATTTTCTGCTTATGCGTACTTGAAACGGATAGCAATCTGTCACCCCCTTAATACTCAATAAAAGTGAAAGTCACAGCATTGTATATGATGTTGTTTTTGGTGATTTTCTTGACCTGATAGGTGATGTCTGGCATATAGGCGGTCATTGTGCGATATGCAAGAAGTTCATCGTCCCAATACTCGACACGGATTTTACGCTGTTGAGAGTTATCCCACGAACTATTCAAAGCACTTCTAATCGACTGCATTTGTGCAAGGGTGAGTTCATCAACGGTTGTAAACTCAATTTTCGACTTGTAATTTGGCGAAGTTGTGCGGTGCAGAAGATTGTTGCTGTCACGGTATGCCTTGATTTCGGTTCTCTGGAGCGGAGTGCCGTTGTAGTTATCCTTTGCAATAAGCTCGTGCGGAAACAGCTTACCGCTCTTAGGAAACCTTATTAAGTAACCTTTAAAATTTGCCATATCATCATCTCCTAACCTAACGCAACGCACCGACACCGTGACGCTTTTTGACTGCGTTGTTGCGTTTTACAATGTTGTTAAAAATCACTTCGCCGTCAAGATTTACGGTAAGGTTAATGTCACCGCTGTCACCTGTTGAGCCTATCTCTGCCATAGCCTCAATAAGTGCCTGTTTGATAGTTGAAATCGGCGAAACAACCTCAGCCTCACGCTTGTTATCACCGAGTACGGCAAGAAATTCGCCGTAATTTGCCGGAACAACCGTACCTGTGGCAAGTCGGGGAACCGTAATGTTAGGCAGTCCGACATTGCCGTTTACACTTCCTAACGCTTCATAAGCAATCTTTGCCGCTGTACTCATTCCGCCTGAAATAGCACTGCCGAGGCTGTTGAACGGATCTATAAAGTTGTTTAAGAAGTTCTGTACAACACCTAAAAATCCGTTCATAGGCTTTTTTACAGCACTCTTGATACCCTCAAAAGCATTTGAGAAAACGCTTGAAATCGGATTGATGTGCGTTGAAATAAAGCTAAGCATTCTTGCAAGCGGACTTCTCAAAGCGTATATTCTGTCGCTGATACCGTTTGCAAGACCTTGAACCGTGTAACCGCCTCTTTCATACATTTCTGTTGACGGGGAATGAATTCCCATTGTAGTGTCATATTCTGAAAGGACAAGAGAAGCAAGACCGTTGCTGTTTTTGACAAGCGCACCTTTGTATGCGTCTGTACCCTCAACAAGACCGAGAACCGTGTTTTTACCTGTATCTTTTGCAGCTTTTTGCAAATTGTTCAAAGATTTCCACTGCGAATTTTGAACATCCGTTGTACTGATAAGACCTGCATTATACGCCATAAGAACAGCGGCGGCGTCTGAATAGTTGCCATTAACAACCTTTTGTACATCTGTAAGGTCATCACCCGTCATAGTCAGTTTGTTCATAGCGGCAATAGCTTTATTTACCGAACTTGTTGCACCGTCAAGAGATTTTGTTTTGCTCTGAATATTCTCGAAGTATTCAATGCCCTCTTTCCATAAAGCGTCGTTTTTAGCACCGCCACCAAAATAGTAATTTTCAAGAGCCTGCATACTTTTGCCGTTTTTCTCAAGCCACTTTTTCAGTTTTTTCTGTTCGTTTTCAAGGTCTTTTTTCTTGTTGTTATAATCTGATTTTGCACTGCTGTATTTCTTTGACGCAAGAATTCGTTCTTTGCTATTTTCAGAAGATAATTCAGCTAATGCGGCACTATTTGCAAGTTGTTGATATTTATCAATTGTACTGTCAATAACCTTTTGCACCTCGGCTAAATCACCATTTAAGTGTACTTTGCCGTCAGCACTGACAGTAACATACTGATTCCACACATCGCTGAAACCGTCAACATTGTTTTTAAAATATGTAACAATGGTTTCAAGCTGTGCCTGCTCTTCTGGACTAAGCGTAGCTTTCTGTAACAGTTCATCAAGTTTCTGTTGGTAACTGTCAACAAGTGTATTGTCTGCATACAAGCTGTCCATTCGTTCAAGAGTTTCTGACAAATTATCCTCAATACCTTGCGTAGTTGTATCAAGCCTTGATTTTATACCGTCAATTTCATCAGCAAATTTTTTAGCTTCAGAATTACTCCAAACAAGCTGATTATATACAGTAACTGCAGTCACAAGTCCGGTGATGGCACCGGCAACGGCTAAGATTGGATTTGCAGAAACAGTTGTCAAAAATAACTTTATAGCATTTTTGACTTTGTCAATTCCGCTTGCAATCGCTTGTCCTGCCTTGAAAACAACAACAGCTGTACCAACTGCAGTAATGCCACCTGCGATAGCGTACAAGGTTTTGTCACTAATAGATTTAACTATTTTGCTTAACAGTTTCAACGCTCCTGCAAGGGCTTCTATAAGTTTCGGAACTGCTTCTTCAATTGTCCATTTTGCAAGTGGGAGAAGAATATTCTTGTATGCCTGTTTCAGCTTATCTCCACAGGCTTTGAGCAAATCTCTGAATGCCTGTCCGAGGTCGGCAACGGCTGATACAAGCGGTGACAAATCAAGACTTTCAAGCCATTCAAGGCGAATCTCTGACATATCGCTCAAAAAGCCTGTGATATCTTCAACAATGCCAAGGATTGCTTCCCAAATCTTTTTGCCCGATTCATTTTTGTCCCAAGCCTGTTTGATTTTAGTCCGCAGAGTTTTGGTGTAGTTGTTGCAGTTTTTGATAATATTCAGAATATTAGTCCAAATTCTCTCACCGGTGCCGTTATTCCAAACCTTGCGGAAATCCTCTGCAATCGTATTTACAAGTTCAAGCAAGCTGTTCCATTTGTCGATAATGGATTGCACAACCTCGTCACCAAGTCTTGCCTTATTCCAAGCCTTTGTAAACGCTCCCGAAATATCACCGATGATATCAAAAACATTTTTCAAAAGCTGTTTGATGTTTCCGATAATCTTTTCGCCTGTGCCGTTTTTCCACACTCTCTTCCACGATTCACCGATTGAAACAAAAGCATTTTTCAGATTATTCAAGGCTCTTTTAACGCTGTCAAAAACCTTGTTTGTACGCTTTTCAATCGCTGTTGCGGCAGTATCAAGTGCGTTAACTGCGGCTTTAGAAGATTTCTTTGTGGGGCTGTTTACTGCTGTACTGTCATCTGATGAACTGTTTTCAAGGCTCATCACATTGAGCCTGTCAAATCCTTGAAGATTGTCTTTAATTTCCTTTGTCTTTTTCGATGTTGTGGCAAGTGCAGAGTTTGCACTCTTTGTTTCATCGGCGAGGTCTGTCATTTCAGAGCTTGCGGAATTTGCGGAATTGTCGGTTGCAGATGAATAGCCGAAAACCTGTTCCGTAAAGCTTTTGAATTTTTCCGTTGCAACATCTAATTTTTCGATAAAGGAATTAAGATTTTTCAACAGCGGAGAAAACACATTGATAAGTCCCTGACCGAGTGTTGCTTTCAGGCTGTCAAGTCGGAGCTGTAAAATTCTTGTCTGATTTGCCCAACTGTCCTGCGTTCGGGCAAAGTCACCTGTAGCATTGGCAAGCTGGTCTTGCACAAACTTGTAACGCAATGTTACTTTTTCGGCTTCGGTCATTTTTGCTGTAGTTTTGCCGTAACCGTTTGCAAGAGCATAGCTGTCAAGCGCAGTCTGTGTCATTACGATGCCTAAATCTTTTAAAGTTTCGGTTTCGCCCGAAAATACTGATTTAAGTTTTGTATAGGCTTCGTCCTGTCTGATGTTGTAGAATGAAGCAACATCGCCTGCAAGTCCTGTCAGCGTGGTTGACATATCATAGGCTTCTTTCTCTGTAAAACCGAAAGCCTCAGCCATTGAACCGAAAGTACCGACATACCGCTTTGCCATTGTTTCGGACAAACCAAAAGAATTAGCTGCACTTTTTGCCCACTTGTCAACCTGTTTGGTCATTGCCGGAAAAGTAACATCAACAACATTCTGCACCTCCGCAAGGTCAGAACCAAGCTCAATGCACTCTTTGCCGAAATTTGTAATTGCATAAGTGCTGAAAGCAACAGCGGCAGTCTTTGCAAAGGTCTTAAGCTGATTTTTTACCCTTTCGATTGATTTGGTAACAGTAGTATTAACCTGTGCCAAACCGCCGTTAAAACCCGATGTATCAAGTTTCGTGTCAAAATTCAGATAACCGTCAACCGCCAAATTTTCACATCCTTTCATTTAAAAATGGGCATAAAAACAGCGCACACCGTTATGATGTACGCTAATAAAATTTTGCAAAAGAACAGCCACCCCGTTTGGAGTGGCTTTTTTGTTATTGTAATACTATTGAATCAATTATTGCCGATAACAGAGTTTCATCTTCCTCTGAAATAGGCTCGGTTGAGGAATAAGAAAAATTGTATGCACCGTCATTCCATAAAAAAGCATAAGTGTGTGCATATACGCCTTCCATTTTATACGAAAATTCTATTCCATAACACGATGCTATTTCTAAATATTTTTTGCTGGATAATTCAAAGTCCCTATCACCTTTCATTCCCTCCACAATACTATCTAAAAGTTCATTAGCCTGCGATTCGGTGTATAAAAGAATATCGTCACTCAATTCCGTATAACTTACAAGAAGATTATCATTTTCTGGACTTTTGTGATTAAAAATCAATCCGCTTGTACCTTTTGTTTCAAACTGTGACGGAGTACAGTATTTAATATCTTTTAAGGTGTTTTCGATAGCTAAATCGTACTCTGCCTTTGTTGTTTCCTGCACCGTTGTGGGAATTTCTGTCGTCACAGGTTCAGTGGTTTCAGCCTTTATATCGGTGTTTGAACTGCTTTCCGCTGTTGTACCGCAACCAACAAGCGATACTGCAAAAACTGCGGTTAATGCTAACGCTATGAGTTTTTTCATCATTCATCCTCCTAAATGTTAAAACAATATAGTTTTTACTTAATCATACACTAACATTTAGGGAATGTCAACAATATGTGATAAGATACTACACTACACAAGCGAATTTATGAAGTCAAGTTCTTCTTTATCTTCTGCTGTGAGTTTGGGCTTTAGGTCGATAAGTTCTTTATGTTCGCTGTAAAAATCCCGTTCGGTTTTGTCGAGTTTCTTATGCTTTGCCTTTTTGGTGCGAATTGACATAACCTGTGTAAACAAGCCGTCACCCACTTCATTGAACAAGCCTAAAAAAGTCCACCAGTGCATATAATCGACTGTGCGTGTTTCCGCTCCTGCAACCTTATTGAGAGCAGGGAAGATTATATGTCCGTCCTGTTCCCAATCAAGCACACGGACGGGGAGCTGTTTGCCCTGCGGAATATCTCCGCCGTCAAGATACCAAGTTGCCCTGTCAAGTGCCTTTTGGTAATTTTCAGGAATTTCCTTGTAAAGACACTCGACACACACTCGGCATTTTTCAAAATCGTTCAGATCATCGTCTGCATAGGCTTTGAAAATCAGCAGAGCAACACGGAAGTCGGAATTGATTTCGTAGTTTCTGCCGTCAACCTCAAGGCTTTTCGGTAGTAATTCAATCACTTTTTCACCTGTGAAGTGTATTTGCCAACTTTCTTATTGGAAATTTTCTGTGCCGATTCAAAATCAGCCTGCATAACAGGAATAAGCACTTCAAGGAAGTTTTCAAAAATCGGCTTACCGCCCGCAAGTGAAAGACAGTTAATTTCACCAAAGGCAACCGTGCAGACATCCGAACCGAAAATGTAGTTAATCTGTTCTCTGATGTCCTTGTCGCACTCGGTGATAAGCTGAATTGCGTCTGTGTTTTCAGCTTTTTCAGCGTTTTCATACTTCTTCTGAATCTGCTCAATATTCTTGACTGCCTCGTTGAGCCTTGCAAGAATGCCCACATCCGCGGTATTGATACGGATTACTGCGTTTTCGTCATCGCCAATCTGATACTCCTTGTAACCTCTGTCAAAAACAAGTTTCTGCATAAATCAATCCCTCCCCAAAGATTAAACCGTTGCGGTAAAGGTCGGCACTTTCTTCTCAATTGTAGCCGTACCCTGCTGTCTGTCGCCGTTGAATGCGATGTTGAACGGAATGTTCACACCACCCTGAGCACCGCCGTAGGACTGTGGCTTTACGATACAGGTTTCAGTCCAAGCGTCATACGGACCTGTCTTTTTGTCTACTAAAACTTCAAGAATTGCAGTCTTGCAGTCGTCGCCTGTAAGGCGATTCATTGCAATATCCTTAATCTTTTCATAGATTGCATCGCCTGTATTTGCGTAATAAGTGTCTGCGTCGATTGACGGTTCATAGCCGTTATCGTTTACAACGGTTTCGTCAAGAATGTTCTTGACTGTTTCTGTGTCGGGGTTGAGTTCAACGGACATATCCTCGATGTCACGACCAATCAAGAACCACTTAGGGGTTTCGCCTGTGCCGAACGAAGCGTCAATGTAGTGCATAAGATAACTTCTTTTGAGTTTACCGATATCGGGTGTTGTTGCCATAATTAAAATTCCTCACTTTCGATTTTGTAATCTGCGGTAATCTGTAACTGATACATTACATTACCGATTAAATTGCTGTCGGGTATGTCATAAAGCATACCGTTTGAGCAGGTTATTTTTGTGAGCGTACCTGCAAGCTCATTGTTGCCAACCGTTACGATCAGCGTTTGCCCTTTTGCCTGTTTTTCAAGCCACAGCTGTAACTCGTTAATAAGTCCGCTGTTGGCAAGTCGGTCATAGTCATTAACCGACTGATAAACAGCGTACAAGATGAATGTGTGCTGTCGCTCCTGATTGCCGAGAACATCGGATTTAATCAGTGTGTCGCCTGTCGGAGATAAGCCGTAGCTGTCGGTGTCGGGGGTTGTGTAGTCAATGTGCAGGACATCGTTCAGCTTTGGAAAGCTCATCACTATGCTCCGCATAAGTTCAATTATGTTCATTCTGCCGTGCCTCCTGCCACTTTTGCAGCACCCTGTAAAATCTCTTTTTTACGGTCGGCTTTCATTCGTTCAAACCACATCTTACCGGCAAGAGGGTGCTTTGCCCGAGAATAAACAAGCATTTTGCCTGTGGGGTGTTTCTTCTGTCCTTTAGGGCTGAAATAGCCCACAATATCACCGTTTTTCTTAATCGGGATATTAGGACCGTAAACCTTGCCGTAGTAGAGATACCTCGCATACGGTGTGTTCTGATGAATTTCGCCCGAGCCTATAACCGTTGAGAGGGTTGCCGACTTTTCAAGCACGCCGTTTCTGAACGGTGTATAGGGTTTCATCAATCGTAAAACCGTGCTGTCAACATACTTTTGCACCTTTAACACATCGGCATTTTTGCGGACTGCAAACTTTTTATCCCAGAGGAAACCTGCCGTACCGTTTTTTGACTTGATGACAAAATCGGGCGGTTGAACAATCTTCATGCAATCACCTCGCCGAAATTTTGATGTGCTGTAAATCGGTTACGCCGTAGAGCTTTTCATCAATCGACATAACCGCATAGCACCTGTGTTTTTGCTTTAGCGTTTTAAGGCTCTGTGACATGCTCTGAGGGTTTGAATTATCAAAGGTAAAATTACTCTCGCCTTTAATAATAATGTCCTGTGCGCTGTTCTGAGGAGTGCATAGCTGACCTGCAAAAAGGTTTTCGCTCGGCTTTAAAAAGCCGGGCAAAAGCCCTGCGGATTCAATCGGAATATACACCGTCACGCTGTCAGCGTTCTGCATTCCGCTTTTAAGCACATTGCGAGCCTTGTTCTCCTGCCAATGACATTCGGGAATGAAATATCGGTCATAGCCCGAGCCGTTGAATCTGTAAATTGTGCAGGAGCTTTCAGGGGTAATAATCATCTGCGACCACCTCTGTACAGTAAATCGGTGTCGGCAAGATACTTGTAAATTGTGTGTCTGACAGCCTTTTTATGAGCGGTTTTACGCTCTTCTTCGGACACATAGCTTACGGATTCATCACCGACGCTTGCAGATGAAATTCCTGAATTTGCAGACTGCTTTTCATCGTTATATATAAGCTCTGCAAGCTCACAACAGCAGAGTTTTACGCTTTTGGGAATATTGTTCCCGTCAACATTTTCGCCTGTGTATGCCTTAATGAGCAGGGTTGCAGAGCGTGCATAATAATCAAAGGCGGAAACTATGACCGCCTTTCTGCCACAGAGATATTCAGAAATGTAATAGCCTTCATCGGCATAAGCGGTCATAGTAACACTCCTTTAAGCCTCTACGGCTGAATGGCAGTAGATACCTGCCTTTTTATTCTCGTAAACATCGGCAATACCGACCATACGATAACCAAACTTCCAACCGTCAGAACTCTGATTAACTGACGGCTCAATAACCTTTGTGTCAAGGTGCTTTGTGAACTGAATCGGAGCAGAGCCGTGAATAATCATAAAGTTGATATTCTTGCCCGAAGTCGCCTTTTTGTAACCGCCCTTTTCCTTGCTTGAGGATGTGCCGTCAAGCTGTTCAATTGCTGTATAGAATCTTGACTGCGGCACAAGTGTGGTATCTGCAAAACGGCTGAGAACCTCCCTTGACTTTGTTGTGTCAAGGTCCTGCACAAGACCGTAAAGCGGTGATGTGATGAAAAGGTGTCTGTTCTCGAAAGGAACTTCGTCCTCATCCATTTTTGTTGAGGCTGTGCGGAGAGCCTTTACAACCTCTTCGCCTGTTGTGAGAGTTGCACTCACGGAAGAAATACCGCTTGTACCGGCATACTTTGCAAAGCGGAAAGCGTCAAGCTCGGGAACAACCTTTGTGCGGATAAACTCGCCCGAAAGTCTGCCGAATGCAATGCCTGCCGTTTCTGCGTTGTCCATTGTGTCAACCGTGAACATTCTGCCACGGTCAAAGTTACATTTCACGGTTTCGTTCGTAAGCTCAACATCGCCGTCAACATAACCGCTGTTGCGTGAGTAGTCTGCAAGACCGTCCATTGTGAGCATCGGAATGATAAGCTCGTTTGCGTTAGCGCCCTGTGTTGCAAGGTCTGACGCACCGTCAATTTTGCTCGTGAGTGCCGACTGCTTATAGACCTCATCAAGCAACGCTGTGTACTGTTTAAAAAGTGCAATTGTGTTTGCCATAATAAAATCACCTCATAGATTTAATAAAATTATTTCTTTTCGGCAGAAAGTCCCATAGCCGCACGCATTGACGCAAGCGGATTTGAGCCTGTACCGCCGTTACCTGTTTCGGTTGCACCGACAGGATTCTGAAAAGGCTCGTCAGAACCGAACATATAGCCGTTTTCGGACTTAACCTGTTCGAGAGCCTTTTTGATGTCATCTGCCTGATTTTTAGATGTTTTCAGGTTTTTAAGGTCAAGCAGAGCCTTGACAGCCTTTGAGTTTCTTGCACCGCTTTCCGAAATTGCACCGTCAAGCACGGAGTTAAATTCCATATCCGCAATCCTTGTCTGATACTCGTTTTCCTTTGTTTCAAGTTCGCCGTTGAGCTTTTTGATTTCGCCCTTGAGCTCGTCCACATTGACACCCTCAAACTTTTTGAGTGCAGTCTGTGCAGTTTCAAGCTGTGACTTGTAGTTGTCCCTTGATGTGCGGAGCTTTTCAACCTCTGGTACGGTTTTGTAATTCTCCGCAAAGGCTTTTTCAAAGTCAGCCTTTTTATCATCGGGAACTGTAAAGCCGATTTCGGAGAGAAGTGAGTGTATATTCTTCATAGTAAATCCTTTCTGCATTGCTTGTATTCCGCTTTGCCTGCGGTAGAAATTCAGCCGTTGTAACCCACGGCAGGGTAAAATAAAAGCACCTATGCAATCAAATGCAAGGGTGCTTAATCTGCTTTTTCTGTTTTAACTGCTTTGGCTCTCGGCTTTTTAGGAGCGTCAGGCTTGGCCTCAACTGCAAAGCCGCCGTCAATGAGCTGTTTGGCTCGTTCATCAGAACATTCAAAAACTTCATTCACAGGTCGGGTTACATAACCGTTCTGCCTGTCATTAAATGCTGTTGTTACTCTGATTTTCATTCTGTCACCACCTTTCTAAACCGGTCGAAATCGACGGGTTTAACTGTTAATCTTTACTCTTAAATGTAATCGGCAAAATCTGTTTAGGCAGGAAGTTAATTTCATAACGGTATTTGTCCACTTCTGCACCGCTTATGTCCTCTACAACATACATAGTTTCATCATTAAGACCTATGATATGCTTTTTGTATTCACCCTTGCCCGTTTCGCAGACAACCTCAATTTGGTTATCATCATTATCGACCTGTAATGAAAAAGCGGCAACAAGTTCAAATGACGGCTTATCGGTTCTTGTGTTAATAACCGTAAGCCTGCGTATCACATTGAAATTGTCTGCTTCCTGCGAAACATTGTACGATACCTGCGTTGCCTCGGTACAGCCCACAGTAACCAGTACGGTTGTTGCAATCATAACTACCATAAGTACAATTGCTAAAATTCTTTTTCTCATAGTATCAAACCTTTCTTTGATTAATAATAAAAAAGCACTCTGATCTCTCAAAGTGCTGATTCGATGTGTTAAGTTTTGTCTTGGTAAGTTACAGGCAAGTTAAACAACAAAACCGCCCTTTTTACGGAGCGGTTAGTTTTTGTTTCTTTGTTTTTCAAGTTCTTTAATTATTTCGTCAAGACGTTTTGAAGCTTCTTCGTTAGAACCATCTAAAACAGATTTGTTTATTTCTTCCATTCAAATAAACCTCCTTCTTGATGTTTACTTAAAAATTTATCAATAACCTTTCTGTATTCACTGTCAGAACCTGTTTTTATCCTCTTTTTTTCCATTCGTTGTAACTCTGTTAAAAGTGATAGTCTGTCGTATCCTTTCAACTTTGTTAATACTTCAATGTTGCCATCGTTTTTCACAATAGTAAATGTTTTTATACTATCATTCTTAATAAATTCGATAATATCATTTAAAGAATAACTGCTGTTTCTCGGGTGATTGTGCATAACAAATAAATCTTTGCCTTGAAGTGCTGATCCAAAATCTATTTTTTCATCAGTTCCTTTAATAGGCTCTGTAATCATTTTGGACACATCATTTTTTAACACGAAGGCAACTTCTTTATTGTCATTTTGTTCTTTTGAAAATTTCAAAAGCTCCTTGTGCTGTTTTTGAATTTCCAAACACTGCTCTTCTGTATAACCTTCAATATCAACTTTAGGAATACAACTGATAGCTTTATCGGTTATCGGAGTAATAGGCTTTTTACTTTTCTCTTTTATTATACCACTTTTACCCGATTTTGCAACAGATTCAGCGGTGATTTTATTGACACTCTCTGCCTTTTTCGGGAGTTTTGAGCCTAAGGCATTTTTGCCGTTTACGGTTACTCTTTCCCATTGTTCGGGAAGTCCCATAGCTTTTGAAAACTTTACATATTCGTCCTGCCTTTGAAAGTATCGGACCTTTGCGCCTGTGATTGTATCGTCATTGGCACCGCCCTGTGTGAGCAGTTCAATCTTCTGTCGGTCGGCACGCATTGCAGTTTCAAGCTGTCTTTGCCTCTGCTGTGCCTCATATGCCGTGTACTGTCTGCCGTTGTATTCTTTCGGCGTGTTCTCTTCCTCGTTCATACGGTCAAGTTCTTCTTCGCTGTATGTCGGCTTGTCAACACCCTTGATGAACGGCGAATAGCTGTGATAGCAATTCGCACCGCAAAGACCCGTTACTGTACCAAGACCGCAGACGGTTTCAAGTTCCTTTTTGCTGTACACTCTGCCCTGCCACACCTGATGTGTCGGTCTTGCCCCACGGTGATAGCTGACCTCGAAATATTCCGTGCCGAGCTGTTCGGCGTTGTCCTCGTTGACCTTTGCAACCACCTGATTAAAACCTGTCATCAATGCCCTGCGAACCGCCACATCAACACGATTGCTCCAACCGCTTGCATAATCAACGGTACGCAATCCGCTGTCGGTCATAGCTTTAACCGCTTTTTTAAGGACTGTGTTATAATCAACCGCACCGCTTGCAATCTGCATAAGTCCGTTGTCAAGAGTGCGTTGGTAAAAGTCCGCAAGCGGAGTAAATGACAGCGTATTGTCGGCATCTCTCACGGCGAATCCGAGTGAGCCTGTAATGTTCCTGTACTCCGATTTTGTCTGATTTTTGACCGCCTTTACAAGTTGTTGCAACTGTTTATTTTCTGCATAAGGAATATACTCTTTGCCCTTGCTTGTATAAAGCTCCTCATTTCTTGCATATCCCGATTTCACGACTTCGTCATAGATTCTGTCGATTTCATCGTCAGACACATCGAGCGTGCTTTGAATAAGGCTGTCTATTTCATCCTTACTCACGCCCAATTCATACAAGCGGTTTATCTGCCAATCGGCGGCAGAGGTTATCTCCTCACCGTTAGCTTTCAAACGCCCCGTAAGGTCGGACATAATGTTCAATTGCAAACTGCGGTACAGCTGTTCCATAGCCGAGGGCAAAGCCTCAATTTCAGTCGGAGTGAACATTATTCGATAACCTCAGAGGACTGCGGAAGATTCTTTTTCGCTGTCTTTTCGTCTTCTCCATACCACTTCATACGGTACTCATCAGGTCGCATAATACCGAGGTTCAAATCCTGAATATCCTGCTTGCGTTCGGTTTCTTCGTCAGTCAAAATACTGTCCTTAAAATCACACACAAACGAATAACCGCTTGTTGTCAGCGAATTGTAAAAGGCAAGAGCATACACCAAATCATCAAGGCAATAGCGAAGTTGTTTCTGAATTGCCGACACGGTGTTGTACTTCCTGTCCTTTGCCGACTTAATCTCCGTAGCAGTCTTTGCAACTGTTTCGGGGTTTGAAAGGTCACCGTATGCAAGACCGACCGCAAATTCAATCATACGCAGATATGTATTCAAGCCGTCCGTAATGTCGGACTGTCGGAACGCAGGCGAAAAGTCCTTGAACAGTTCTTCGTCGCCCAAATCCACATCAACGGCACGGTACAAACGCCTGTTAAGTCTGTCGGCTTTGCCGTCCTTTAATGCGGCAGAATCAACATGAATCGCACGCTCTCCGCTTTCAAATTCCCAGTCAAGCCGTCCGAACTGCATATCGGCTTTCTGAATGATTTCAAGTCCGCTGTCAAAAATTGACATACCGCATGATGAGCCGTCAACCGTGTTTTTAATCGGCACTCTGAAATAACCGAACGCAGGTCTTTTCATATCGGGGTATGTGACCGCAGGCGGTAAGTCTGCCCACTCGTCAATGACAGCGAGAGGAATTTCAGTACCGAGAACCTCGGATGATGACGAACGGTAAGCCGTGTTAGTAACAGTCAAGCCCTTGTCCTTATCAAGGCTGTGATATTCAAGCCTTGTGTAGTAGTTGTCACCGATTTTCTTAAATTCGGGGAAGATGACCTTTACAAGCCTGTGCTTTGCGTCAAACTCAATCGGCACAAAAGCATTTGCCGAGATATATTGCACCCTGTCACCGCCCAAAGGCTTGATGACCATTGCACCCGTTGCAAGACCTGACTGTAACTCCGAATTAAGCTCCTCGGTTGCAGTTTCAAACAATTTTGACAGCGTTTCATTTGAGATGTTCACCGTCATTTCGTTAAGCGTAATGTTAGCAAACTCCCTTGTGATTGACTGCTCAAGCCTCAAACTGATGACATTTTCATCAAGCCACGGAGCTTTGCCGACATAGCAGTTTTGCCATACGCCGATAGCCTTTTGCATTTCTGCTGTAATCGCAAGCCGTAAATTAAGCGCCTGCCGAATATTTTCAAGCGGAAACATTCGCCTCCACACTCCTTTCAAAAAATCTATAAGTCCCATTATTCACCTCTGCGTTTCCATACTCTGTTCATTGCATATCTGACAGCGTCAATATGGTGGTTGTCCTTATCGGGATAACCGCTGATAACATTGCCGTCCTTGTCACGCTCGTATTCATAGTCGAGAAACTCCTGTGCAGTATGCGGACAGCGTGTGTTATCAATCACAATCTCCCGTAAAGACTGC